CCAACGGGACCCAGAAGGTCGTGCGCAACGATGAGGTTGCCAAGTACGTCTCGCAACAGAAGCTCGACGCAACCACGGCTGCCATCATGAAGCTCCAGGCTTCCGCTGGTTTCCAACAGCAGGGCAAGGTTGATGCGGAAAATCGTGCTAAGGCGGACAAGGCCAAGGCTGGTCTCGACAGTATCAACGAGGCAATCGCTAAGTTTGATGCCGCTGGCCCTGCTATCGAGCGCTACGGTAACGCCCACCGTGCCGCTGCTGCTACAGGTTCTATTGGTGGCGCTATCGCGGGTGCTCTTGATCCTCAAGTCGCCATCGACAACCAGCAGATTGGTGAACTCAACGTCCAAGGGATTCTTGAGCACATCAAGCAACTCCCGGGTTCGGCGTCGGACAAGGACGTGGCGTTGCTCTCTCAGAATGTCCCTGCCAAGGGCGCTGATCCTGCGGTGGTTAAAGATTGGTACGCCCGCAACAAGGAAGCCTTGCGCCGTGTCGCTCAAAAGTACTCCGATCAAGTCGTGAATGCCCAGGGCGGTACGGCGCAATCTCAGCCTGTAGCACCCGTTGCTCCCACTGGCGGAGCCTCTAGCGTCCAGAACGTTGACGCTGTAACTGCAGAAATGCGTAGACGAGGACTCCTGAAATGAGTTTAGACCTCTCGAGTATGTCCGATGATGACCTGAAGGCGCTTTACAGCAACACTCAGGCCATTCATCAGAACGAGTCCAGCGGTGCTTCGGATTCGGCGCGTATCGTCAACCCGGCAAGTGGTGCGGAAGGCTCGATGCAAGTGATGCCTGCCACTCAGAAGGACCCCGGATTCGGCGTGCGCCCATCGGACGGTTCTCCTGAGGATACAGCCCGTGCGGGTCGTGATTACTATGCGGCCTTGCACATGAAGTACAAGGACCCGATCACGGCTGCGGTTGCATACAACTGGGGGCCAGGGCACGCCGACAAGTGGCTCGCCAATGGCGCCAAGCTTGAGGACCTTCCTGATGAAACCCTGAAGTACGTTTCGCAGATGCACCAGCAACAAGGTCAACAAGGGAACCCCGCTGCTCGCCAGGAGACCCAACCGGAAGCTTCCGGTGCCCAGTCCGTTTCGCCTTCGGCACCCCAAGTTGCAACAGGCTCTGTTACTAAGCAAGGCGCTAAACCTGCCCCTCAAGTTACCCAACAACCTGCAAAGGCCCCAGGTACGCCTGAAGCCCCGGCTGATACCGGGGGTGCGCTTACCCGTGGTCTCCGAGGTGTTGCCCAAGGCCTCGGGGCTGGTTGGTACGACGAACTGATGGGTGGCATGAACTACCTTGAAGGGAGGGCGAAGGGTACGGACAAAGGCAGGTCCTGGGATGACTATATCAAGGTCGAACGGGACAAGTTGGCTAACGGTGGAACCGCAGGCACTGTGGGTAACGTGGCGGGTACCGTTGGGTCCGTGCTAATCCCTGGCGCTGCGGTGACCAAGGCTCCCCTTGTTGTCGGCAAGCTCGGTCGCTTGGGGCTAGGTGTGGCTCAGGGTGCTGCTCAGGGCGCTGTTCTCGGTGCTGGTGAGGCTGACGACGGAGACCGTCTCGCAGGCGCAGGAAAAGGTGCTGCTCTTGGTGGCGCTCTTGGGACTATTGCGCCGATACTCACAGGACCTAGCATGGCCCAGAAGGTCCAGCGGTTTGTCAACAAGGCTGGTGGGGAAGAACAGGCCCGCCGTGTTGCGGAAGCCTCTACTGCCCTCAAGGCCCTCGCTGACCGTGAGGCCCAAGGAGGCGTTGCTCTTGGTGCTAGGGATGCGAATGCCGTAGCAAACCGAGGTGTCCAAGAGGCTTTGGATGTCGTAAAGGACCCTGCCCAACGCACAGCCCTTCTAAGGGGGCGTGGACTTAACGATGCTGATTTGTCGAACCTCCCCCCGGAGATCGCTGAGACGCTTCGCTTTCAGAACGCGGTCCAGGCTGCAACAGCAGCAAAGCCAGCAAGCAACAACCTTATCTCTCGAGCAGGTCGCGTAGCTGCGGACAATCTGATTCCTATCAAGCCAGTGCGAGACTACGTAGTTAATCACGTACTCGGTGGCAGGGCCACACGGGAGCAGACGATCGCGGGTCTCGTGGGCGAGTCCAAGGTTGCAGACGCTGTTACAGCGAAGCTCGGGGCATCCAAGGCTTCACAGGCGCTTGACACCCTCAAGGCTACGGCCAAGGCGCAGGCAGATAAGGATGCAGCGGCAGCGGCACAGAAGATTGCAGACGCTGCAGCTAAGGCACAGCAGCAAGCCCAAGTCAGAATTGCTATGGCTAAGGCAACCCGCATGCCCCAAGGCGGAGGTTTCCAGACGCTTCTTGCTGGTGGGGATTCAGGCCTCAACCTGCCCTCGAAACAAGCTATCCAAGACCTTCGCGCTCTCTCGCAACACCCGGTTCTAGGCAAACTCGCCGACGAACTGAGGCGCACAGGGGCAATCAAGGATAACGAAGCTGGCTTTTACGGCCTCACGAACGCCCTCCGCAAGCTACAGGAAGGTCGTCAGGCTGCATGGCGGGCTAAAAATCCCAAAGGGAACCCTTAAGTAATGAAAGTAACCGAAATGTTGTCTTTGCTCTCGGCGTTTGATGAAGTCTACGCGTCGAGTTTTCTAACTGATAAGGAAAAGGCTGTGATTGGGACCGAAGTGTTGCTTCGGCTCCCCCATGAAGGCCTGTACCCATCGTCTGATGCCACCTTGAAAGCGGTTCTCCGCTCGATTGGTGACCGTGTATCTCAACTGGAGGGAACTCTTGGAGCAGCAACCGAAAAAGCCACGAGCAAACCGGCCAAAGGGAACACCAAAGTCAAAGAAGCCCCTGTTCGCAGTAATGGCTGAAACCCCCGAGGGACGCGCTCAGTTAGCTGAGTGGCGCAAGGCTGCCCATGCGAAAGCTGGCCGTCCCCGAGGGGCCACTGATGGCTTCTCTGCGTACCGTCGAAAGAAAATGATTGCCAAGGCTGCGGCTGAGGCGAAGGTAATTGTGAAAGCTATGGAAGACAAAGGAATCGTGATCCCGAAGGATGCAGCGGCTCGGGAAGCATTTGAAACCGTGGTCACCGAGATGCGCCGCAAGGATCTTCTGCCCAAGGACAAACTTGCGTTCGCTCGCACGGTCCTTGAGTGGTCGATGGCGAAGCCCGCAGCGGAGACCAACCTTAACGTGAAGCGAGCAGAAGATTTCCTCAACGATCTCGCTAATGAGGCAGGAATTAAAGACTGATGGAACTGGTGAAATGCGCGAAGTGCGATGAAGAAAAGCCACGGGACGCGTTTCACCCTTATAAACGAAACGCTAATGGTCTCCAATCGTACTGTAAAGAGTGCAAGAAGGGCCACTACCGTAAAGCATACGACCCAGAGAAAGCCCGCTGGCGCTCGTTGAAAAGCGCATATGGAATCTCCAAGGAAGCCTTCATGGCTCGTTGGGATGCCCAAGGAGGGTGTTGTGACATTTGTCAAACAGCGCTCTCGCTTGAAATCAAATTCGGGTACGCAACCGATCATAACCACGCGACCGGGGAGGTTAGGGGACTGCTCTGCAAGCCTTGTAACCGCGCCTTAGGGTTGTTCAAAGATTCGCCCTCACGCCTTCGCGACGCGGCGGCATATTTAGAGAGGGTGGGACACTATGGACAAAGTAACGGAAGTACGTAAGCGCCTCTACGAAGATTTTGCGTACTACGCACGACATGCTTTGAAGATACGCACGAAGGAAGGGGAGATCAAACCCCTGATCCTGAACGAAGCCCAAACGATCTTCATGAAAGCGGTGGTAGACCAGTTGGAAACTACTGGCAGAGTCCGTGTGGTTGTCCTTAAGGGACGACAGCAAGGCCTCTCCACTATTATTGAAGGGATTTTGTACTGGTGGGTCTCACAGAGAAAGGCTACGAAAGCCATCGTGATGACGCATTTGGGAGAAAGTACTAAGGCCCTCTTTGAGATGACGAAACGGTTCCATGAGAACTGCCCGGACATCCTTAAGCCACACACCAAGTACTCCTCGCGCAAAGAACTCGCGTTCGACATCCTTGATAGCTCCTACATGGTCGCTACTGCAGGCGGTGAAGGCGTGGGTCGTGGAGAAACACTCCAGTGTGCTCACCTATCAGAAGCAGCTTTCTATCCCACTGCCACAGCCCGCGAGAACATCAACGGCCTAATGCAGAGTATCCCGAACTCCCCAGGCACCTTCTGCTTCGTAGAGTCCACAGCTAACGGCATAGGCAACCCTTTCCACGATATTTGGACCAACGCTGTCAATGGTACTAACGAATTCCAAGCGGTCTTTATCCCTTGGTTCGTGCAGAAAGAATACCGCATGCCTGTCCCTGCAGGATTCGAAAGAACTCCAGAAGAGGACAAATTGGTCGAGAAGTATGGGCTGGATGATCAGCAGATCATGTTCCGTAGGCGAAAGATTGCTGTCAATGGCTTGGAGCTATTCCAACAGGAATACCCGTGCCACGCTGACGAAGCCTTCCTGACCTCTGGGCGCCCTGTATTCAACCCTCAGCAACTCCAAGGTCTCATCGAGAAGTCCCCTGAGGTTGTCTCCAGGCTCGAGCTAATCAGCGAAGAGTTCGAAGAGGCTCCGAGAGGGTCTCTGCTGCTCTATCAGCACCATCAGCCCGGGGAGACCTACTACATTGGCGCAGACGTTGCCATGGGTGTCCGAGGTGGTGACTGGTCCGTAGCTCAGATCCTAGACAGCAAGAAACAGCAGGTCGGTATCTATAGGTCTCAGGTACACCCTGACTACTTCGCTACCGTCCTAGAGAAGCTTGGCTACTTCTTCAATACAGCCAAGATCGCAGTGGAAAACAACAACCACGGCATTCTCACCGCAACGCGCCTCGGCAAAGACCTTGCGTACCCAAATATCTACTTTGAAACGCAAGTGGACAAGCAGACCGAAGCGGAGACCGTGACCTATGGCTTCCGTACTACGGTCAAGACCAAGCCTCTCATTATCGACAAACTCCGCGCAGCACTGCGGGAGAACGACATCGTAGTCAACGACAAGCTCACCCTCCGTGAGTGTATGACTTACGTGGTCAAAGACGATGGAAAGTTAGAGGCGGAAGCAGGGTGTTTCGATGATTGCGTGATGTCCCTAGCGATTGCGAACTTTATTCACGAAGGTCACTACGTACCCATCGCGGTTACCGATGACTTCTACTTTGAGATGATTTAAACAATGGCTAAAGCTTCAGACAAGTTCAAGCCGGTGTCGAAGGAAGAGTTGGCAGTCCTTGTCGAGAGGCAGATTAAGACCTCGTCGGTCTACTACGACTCCAAGCTTTCCGACGAGCGCCAGAACGTCTTGGATTACTACCAGGGCACCAAGCCTACCCCCTCGCACGCAGGGAACAGTAAGTACGTCTCGATGGATGTCTTCGATGCCGTGGAGTCCCTGAAGGCCGTCTTGCTCGAGACGTTCTCCGCAGGAAACAACATAGTCTCCTTCGATCCGCAAACGGCTAATGATGTCGATGCGATGAAGATCGCTACGGCCTATGCGGACTACGTGGTCCACAGGCAGAACGACTCGTACAGCATCTTCTCCCAACTGATCCACGATGGCCTTATCGCCCGCGTGGGAATCGTGAAGGTCTACTGGGAAGACTGTGATGAGGAAGTTGTAGAGACGTTCAACGACATCCCTATCGAACAGGCGGATCTCCTCGCTGAACAGCCGGACGTGGTAAGCATCGAGATCGAGCACGATGAAGAAACAGGTCTCTGTGAAGGCACGCTTACCCGCAAGGTTGACCGCTCGCAAGTCAAGATCGTCAACATCCCGCCCGAAGAGTTCCTGATCACCTCCACGGCTTCCTCGATTGAAGATGCTGAGTTCGTAGCTCACCGTACCCGTAAGACCAAATCGGACCTCAAGGAAGCCGGGTACGACCCGAAGAAGATCGCTGAGATTAGCGGTGAAGGATCGGACGATTCGCTCAACATGGACCCGGAAAAGATCACCCGCTTCCAGGACATCGGGGCCTCCTTGCTCAGTGATGAAGACTCGGAGTTGCAAGAGGCTTCTGAGGGCGTACTGGTCCACGAGTGCTACCTGTACCTAGACATGAAGGGCACAGGCGTCACGAAGCTCTGGAAGGTCACCATGGCTGGCTCGGTGATCCTTGACAAAGAGGAAGTGGACAAGAAGCCCTTCCTGCACTTCTGTCCGACTCCGGTTCCCCATGCGTTCTATGGTTCGAACTATGCGGCCCGAGTGATCCCCACGCAGAACGCACGCACTGTGCTGACCCGGGGCATCCTGGACCACACGGTCATCACCAATAACCCTCGCATGATGGTGGTGAAGGGTGCCCTGACGAACCCCAAGGAACTCCTAGAGAACCGCATTGGTGGTTTGGTCAACGTCACGCGTCCTGATGGTCTCATCCCGCTCCCGCAGCCTGGATTGAATCCCTTCGTGTTCCAGACGCTCCAGCTTCTCGATGAGGAGAAGGAGGAGGTCACAGGTGTCTCGAAGCTGTCCCAAGGTCTCAATAAGGACGCCCTGTCGAAGCAGAACTCGCAAGGCATGGTGGAAGGTCTCGTGTCCCTCTCGCAGCAACGCGAGAAGATCATGGCCCGTAACTTCGCTAACCAGTTCATCAAGCCTCTGTACCTTGAGGTCTACCGACTGGTCATCCAGAACGAGAAGCAGCAGAAGGTTCTCCGTGTCGCTGGCAACTTCGTCCCTGTCTCTGTTGAAGAGTGGACCGAGGAAGTCACCTGTACCGTGGAACTCCACCTCGGCGCCGCCTCGCAAGCTGAAGATGCAACGAAGTACATGAAGGCCCATCAGGCGTTCTCTCAGGACCCGAAGATGGCCCGTATGTACACCGAGCAGAACGCGTTCGCCCTGCAGTCCAAGGTGCTCGAGAAGCTCGGCATCAAGGACGCTCAACTGTTCCTGACTGATCCTAAGACCCTCCCGGCACCTCAGCCTGATCCGATCAAGATGAAGGAACTGCAACTCGAGGAACGCAAGGTTGCAGTGCAAGAAGCTGTTGCTCAAACCTCGTCTACCAAGGTTACAGGTCACATCAGTATCGAACAGATGCAGGCTCAACTGGATCAACTCAAGCTTCAACTCGAGAAGACCATCAAGGACCGCGAACTGGACATCAAGGAATACGAAGTCACCTCTAAGGCTGCTATCGCTGTTGAAGAGATGGCACAGGCTAAGGAAATGGCTGCGGCTGACCCTGCGTCCGCTAAGGCGATTGTCTCCCCTAACTGATAAGACATGAGCGAAGAACTCACGCTCAAACGTG